AAGTGAGAGTGGGTGAAGATAATTACCCTAAGAGTAGTTATCATATAGATTTAGATTATCCACATCATACAGCAATTCTAGGTATAAACACTAACAATGGATATACAGAATTTGATGATGGGACAAAACTTGAATCAATTGAAAACTCTTTAATTTTGTTTGAAGGAAATCAGAGACATCGTGCTGTTGGTTGTACAGATGAAAACATTAGAGTGAACATTAATATTAACTGGATGGAAGATTATCACATCGAGGATTCAAAAAGGACTTGGTAAATTATGAGAGTAGCAATAACAGGAAGTAGTGGTCTTGCAAAGATAATTAAAGACACACTAGAAGCAACACCACATATAGGGAACACCTTTAGAGTAGACCCAATCAGATGTGAAGACATTACAATGAATGGAAGAAACTGTTGGGTATTCGGTGGTTATGAACCTGCTGATGTTCTAATCAATCTTGCACATGAAGACCAAGCAAAGATTCTATCAATTGCTCATGAAGCATGGGAAGGTGAGAAGACAAAATACATTATCAATATCTCCAGTCGTGCAAGTCAACCAAACATATCAAAAGGTTATATGTATGCAAGTGAGAAAGCACAACTCAATCACCTTGCAAACAATCTACAATACAATTCTAAGAAGAGATATAAAATGACCACAATCAATTTAGGTCTTCTCAACGATGAGAATCTACCTAGTGTCAAACACCAAGACGTTGCTGGACTTATCTACAAACTGATTACGTCCTATCCCGACTATGAGATTGCAGACGTGACACTACAAGCACATGCAAACTACCAAAGTGTTCAGAGTGATAAAGAAACACTTAGAGACATGGATAGGTTTACTAAATAATACTATGAGTATAGAATACAACGACTTCGGTTTTACAGCGATGGATGCAGATGAACTTGCATCCGTTGACACAAAGATAATAGAGAAGACTACTTCTGCAACGGAAGTAGTCAATAAGATGGATAACTTTATCAGACCCTTATTAGAAAACCTAATGAGAGATTCAGATAAGGATTATATCTATTGGCCGAATAGAACTGCAATCCTACAAAAGAAAATAGAAGAATTAAACTCATTACAAGATAGTTTATAAAACCCCTTTACAATCCCCTCCACTTTTTTGTACAATAGACTCTTAAACAACAAAGGAGAAAATTGTGAATTTACAAGAACAAGCATATGTGAACTTAGGAAGAAAACTAATTACACTATGTGAAAACAATGAACTATACAACGGTAAGGATGAGGAATCTTTAGAACTATGGAATGCAGCCGTAACTGCAGGGAACAAGTTTGTTTCCTTTGGAACTACATGGAGTAAGTTCAAATCACATAAAGACTTATCCCCAATGGAAAGGAAAGCAGTACTCAAATACCTAGCAAAGGATTTGGATTCAAAAGTTTAGGGTTGCAAGACTCGGAGACGGGACAGGGAACGATAGAAACAAAATCTACAATTTCAAACACGATGTTTGTTTGAGTTCCCATCCCTCTTTTTTATTTTACCAAAGCCTTGACAATGCCCACCACTTTTTTGTATACTATGTATATAATGACAAAACAAGATAAACAACAAGAACTAAGAATCAAACGAATCAACCTAGAGACTGATATACATTGCTTACAGAGTCATATAAGGTCAGAGAAAGAAAGACTAGAAGAAATGAAATCTGAAACCAGTGTGGGTGAAGACTGGTCTTCTAGTGTTTGTATCTTAAGAACACAAAAAGAACTTAAGACTACAGAACAACAACTAATCAGAAAACAAAATAAACTAACCAAATTTCTAAAGGAGACAATATGAAATTAAAAGAACTAGTAAATGAAGTGAATGCAGAACAAGATGCATTAGAAAAAGCAGACAAACTATGTACTGCAGTTGAGAAACTATGTGAAGACTTGACTACTGCAATGCATGAGAAATGGGAACACACTCGTGGTGAAACAACCCACGACTTTTCAATTGGAAAGAAATACATTCGTGTTTATTCAGTAGAGAATGGTCGACCAGCATCTTGTTGGGGATTCATTAACATCTTAGAGTTTACCAAAGGTAATGTTAAGTTTGAAAGTGGTGATGTCCTAAAGTCTGCAGGATGGAAAACTCCTGCTATCAATCAACCAAGAGGAAACTTATTTGATGGGTATGATATACCACCTCATTCAATGAGATTATATGGGCCAGATTACTTAAGAGGGTAGGGGTTGACAATGCCCCCTACTTTTTGTTACACTATGTGTATAATATAAAAAGGAGATAATATGAGTTTAGATAGAATCAAAGATGGAACTGCAAGATGGTATGTAATTGATACACAAAATCTTGAAGAGTATGGAGACAACTTTCACAAGTTCAAAGGTGGCTCCCAGTATACTGTTGGATTCCATGTGGACAAACTGGTCTTTGAGGAAGATGCATTTGGTGAGGGTGAACACTCTTATTACAATTCACCTTCTCTTACGGAGGCATCTGTTGCTGCTCTTGTTATGAAACACGTCAACAGATATAACGGACTGAATGGTTCGTTTGATTACATCACTAATATTGAAGTGATTGATTCACCTTTCAATACTCCCGACCATCCAACATGGAGAGGTACGGAAGAAGACCTTATTTCCGAAATAAAGAATGAACAAAAAAGACAAAATAATTTAGAGGTAGCATAATATGATAATAAAAGATTACGAAGTTCTAAGTCCCGATATGACATCGGGTGGTACATCCCTAAAGGGATACAAGATTACAACCTACGATAGGTTATGTGCAGTGTTAGGGCCACCAACCTTCACTAGTGCCAACCCTAATGACAAAGTTAATTGTGAGTGGGTTATAGATTCAAAATGGTATGATGCAAACAACATCGATGAGATTGATTATGATGATTGGGAGTATGAGACTGTAACAATTTACAACTGGAAGGACGGTAGAATTCCTACTGAAGATTACAGATGGCATGTGGGTGGAACATCCTACAATGCAACAGATGTTGTTGATATGATACTCGACAACTTTAATAGAAACGGTGAAAATTATAATGGAGAAAGAAATGTCGCTTAATTTAGAAAGTGCAAAACTACTTGCACAACAAACAGGTGGTAAGTTGAATGCAGAAGATGTATTGAATCTTGCTCAGTATGGAACAACCAACCCTATGGACTTTGCTCCTGTTGAAGAGGAAGTCGAAGGTGTATGCATATGTGGTATCGTGAATTGTCCCGATGCATATGCTCACACAACGAGTGGGTATTAATATGGAACTAGGATTCTTAGGAGGGACACTGTTATGTGTTATTATGTTTAGTATGGTATTTGTAGGATTACATTTAAACAAACCTTTCCCATGGGAGAGAAAGGTGTTTAATAAGGATGATGTAAAATATCAAGACGGAGATAACACATGAGAGCTGAGTTAAAAATGAGATACTATTATTTGGTATTAGGTGCAACACTAGGTTTTCTAACTGGTGCATTGACAATGAAGGTGCAAGCTTCAGATGCAAACAATGAAATTTATTGTCTTGCACAAAATATTTATTTTGAAGCAGGTAATCAACCACTTGCAGGTAAAGTTGCAGTGACACAAGTAGTGTTGAATAGAATGCAACATCCTAACTATCCAACAACTGCATGTGGTGTAGTGTATCAAGCAAAGTGGAAAACAAACTGGAAAGGTAAAGAAGTTCCAGTGAGAAACATGTGTCAATTCAGTTGGTTTTGTGACGGTAAGTCAGACGACCCAGTGGATAGTCCAACATGGTTATCTTCACTTAACATTGCAAGGAATGTAGTGCAAGGTGCATACGGTGATATCACTGAAGGTGCAACACACTACCATGCAATAAGTGTAACCCCATATTGGGCAGATTCATTAAACGAGACTGTTAGAATAACAGACCACATATTTTATAAGTAGGAGAAAATTATGTATGATACAGTAGAAAAATTTAGAGAGTATCTTAAGGATACAAGTTACGTTATGAATGGAGTGCAACACAAATATGCATTCCCAAATAACTATGGTGCTAGTGTTGTTAAACATGACGGAAGTTATGGTGGACAGAATGGTTTATGGGAACTTGCAGTTTTAGATTACTCTATAGACAGCACAGGTGAGTTGTGTTATACTAGTGGTATAACTGATGATGTTATCGGACACTTGACGTGGAAGAATGTCGAAGAGTTCTTATCGGAGATTAAACAACTATGAATTTATTTTACTTACACAAAGACCCAGTACAATCTGCAGAAATGCATTGTGACAAACATGTCGTTAAGATGATTATCGAGTATGCACAAATGTTATCTACTGCTCATCGTATGTTAGATGGTAAACAATATACCGATGCATCCAGTGGTCGTAGGATTCAAAGATGGAGACTAGACAACTCTAACATGGATGGTGTTCTATACAAAGCATCACACATCAACCACCCTTCTACACGTTGGGTCAGAGAGAATGCAATCCAGTATCAGTATGCATACGATATGTTTACTGCACTATGTGACGAATACACTTATCGTTATGATAAAGTACACTTGACTGATACAAAACTCAGAGACTTACTTAATCAGATACCTAATAACATTACACTAGGTTCTTATTCAGAACCACCCCAGTGTATGCCTGAAGATGTCAAAGTTCAAAATGACTCTATCTCTGCATACCATAAATACTATGCAAACTACAAGAAAGGTTTTGCAGTATGGACTGATAGACCAGTCCCCAGTTTTATGAGTGCAGTATGAGAATGTTGGTTGAGAGTTATGGTGATATTAGAATCTTTTCAGATAGACCATTCGGTTACAAGAGATATCACGTTCAATGGGAAGACGGAACTGAATCAATGTTCAATGGTCTTTGGTATTCCGAAAAGAAAGTCATAGAGATTGTAGAGTCCCACATAAAGTCGAGAAGTATATAATGCCAACATATGATTTTTTAAATACTGAAACTGGTGAGATAACAGAACACATTATGTCTTGGAGAGACCTCGAAGATTTCAGATTAAATAACCCACACCTTAAACAACAAATACTTGGAGCTCCTATGACCGTAGGTGGACATGGAGACAGAGTAAAAACAGATGAAGGTATGAAGGAAGTGTTGAACAAAATTGCATCTGCAAACCCTGGCTCACCTATGGACAGACATAGACAACGTGGAGTCAAAGAAGTAAAGACAAAAGAAATCGTCAAAAAACATCTAGACATTCAGTCAAGAAAGAAGTAAAATAAATTATGGATAATCAAATCACACTAGGAGACCTAGAGCAATTACAGGAATCAATGACTCGTGTACAAGAAGACGGTAGAAGATTCTATGAAACACCCGAAGGTCAAAGGTATCCAAGTGTAACAACTGTTACTGGTTTACTTACAAGAGACCACATTAAGTTATGGAGAGAACGAGTAGGTGCTGAAGAAGCAAATAAAATCTCATCTGTAGCAGCAAGACGAGGAACTAAAATGCATTCCTTATTTGAACAATACCTAAGACAAGAAGAGGAGTTAGTCTTTGAAAATATCTTAGACGAATCAATGTTCAATGCAGTGCAACCAGTGTTAGATGATATTACACCTATTGCACTTGAAGCAGGAATGTGGAGTGATTCATTACAAATGGCAGGACAAGTAGATTGTGTTGGTGTTTGGGATAACGAACTTTGTATTATTGACTTTAAGACAAGTGCAAAGTACAAAGAAGAGTACATGGCAGACCCATGGTTTCATCAAATGACTGCATATGCAATTATGGTTGAGGAACTTACTGGAGAAGTTATTGATTCAATAGTGGCAGTTGTTGCTGTTGATGGAGGTGGGGTTCAAGTCTTTGAGGCAGACCCTAGAGAATATGTCGATAAGTTATATAAACTAAGACAGCGTTATGCAAATTTACATGGAGTATAAAAATGGCAGAAACAAAAGAATTTAATTTAAACGGAGATTACAATTGGAATAAGATAATTTCTAAAGGTGACGAGTGGATAGAATCACAAGCATATGATAATGCATATGATACACTATGTGAGTATCTTGGAATTGACAGTGGAGAGGATGTAACAGAAGAACTGTTAGTCCAAGCAGACCACCTTATCGAATATCTAGAAACACCTTATGCAGATGGTGGTCTTGGGGTTCATGACACTAGTCCAACTTACTATGCATACTATAGTATCGTTAGAGATTGGAGAGACAACTTAGAGAGTGGATTTTAAGATGATTGAAGTAGGAAAAGAATATCATATCTACCCGAAGTTTAAAAAGTCTTACACTGAACGTGAAGTGTTTAAGAACAATGACAACGAAGATAGAGTAGTCATAGAAGCACTATGGAGAAGTGGTGCATATATCGTTAAGATTACTAACGAGGAAGAGAAGGAACAACTAGAAGCATATCTTTCAGAAGATGCAACTGGTGACATGGAGCCATGTGAGTTCGAAGAGAATGAATTTTTAGAATCATTTGACGAGTGTGGACGTGACTATTATATCCACCTTGCAGAAGGTAGTGATGCAGACGAAGACGAAATGCAAGAACTACTTGAAGAAGAAGGACATGACTGGTTATGGGAAAACAACTATGACTCATGGGATTGTGAACACTTCTTTGGACTGCCTTTAATTGCAGACGAAGTAGACCCCGATAACAGATACAACACAAGGTTTTAATATGATATCAAGAAAGGAATTCACTGAACAAGTAGAAAAACTTTTACTTAGGAAGGGTACAGATGTAATGGGTGCAATAGTTAGAGTTTGTGAAAACAATAATTTAGAACCCGAGTCTGCAAAGAGGTTAATATCTCAACCTCTAAAAGAGAAACTAGAAGCAGAAGCAACTGGACTCAATATGGTAAATAGAGGTACATCAACAAAAGGAACTATTAATAGGTTCTTTGAAAAATAGGAAAAATTATGAAAAAAGGTGATATAGTATCAGTAGTAGCAATGAGTGGTGAATATGTTGGAGAGTTTGTCTCTGATGATAATGGACTTACTATTGCAAACCCTAAAATGATTGTAAACTCTCCACAAGGTGGAATGGGTTTCTCTAAGGGTGTTGCTGTAACTGGAGAAGAGAATCCTCCATCAATGACATTCTCAACATACGTCTTTGTAGTTCCTTCAAGTGAGAAGATTGCAGAGGCACATACAAGTGCAGTTAAAGGTGAACCTTTAATTCAAGCACCTGCAGAAAAGAAAATCATTACTTAATGACGAGTCGTGAGGGATATGATGCATACACTCTTTATCTTGGAATAAAGTTACACTTCTATTCTAAGGGTTATGACTTTGTAAAGTATAACGGTAAAGTAAAGAGTGACATCAACTCATTCCTCAAACGAAAAGACAAATACCATTTCGGTAAACTCTTTAAAACACATAAACAAGAACTACAAGATTTCTATATAGCAAACCTATCTCTAAAAGATAGTTGGGCAGGAGACTTGTTGGATGAAGAGTGTAATAAGATTTACAAGGAATGGAAAAAACGAAATCAGAAAC